CGTCCGCACCCAAGTGTTCGTCGCTACGCAGACGTAGTAGTACGAACTGTCATACGCGATGCTCCCCGCCGTCCCGGTCGCCGTCGCGGACGCGGGCACGCTTGACCATGTGAGGCCAGAGCTACTTGTCGCAACAAGTTCCCAGACGTTGTTGCCCGCAAAGACATACTGCCGCCCGTTTTGCGTGGAGGTCGCGCCGACTGACGGGTTGGATGGGAAGGAGAATGGCATGGTGTTAATTTCCTATCTCGATGTAAACGCCAGATGAGTCCCAGCGGTACACGCGGCTGCTGTCTCTACTGATATATAACGTGCTGCTGGCCCCGGTTGCCGGGAATCCCGCCGCCGTCGCGGCCTCGACGATGTTCGCGGTACCGCCACCGGAACCACCACCGGAACCGGAACTGCTTCCACCAAGCGTCACAGACTGGATCGAGCCGTCTGCCGCCTTGACATACACGATGCCATCAGCCCAGTTGACGGCGAACTCATGCGGCCCTAGCTCTGCCGCCGTCGGCGTGACGCCAGACGTGTATGTTCGTTTTACTTTTACGCGGTTGGGCATATCACGACACCGTGAGTGTTGCAGGCGGGCTCGTCACGCTCGACGCATTCGCTGCCGACACGACAACGCGGAAGCGGTCAAGGTGATCTGCGGCGTTCGTTAATCCGGTCAGGGCGAGTGTCGATGCGGTTGCACCGGAGACGTTGGCGAAATCGGACTGCCCCGTGAGCGTGATCGTGGCCGCGATACTGCTGTTGTAGGCCACTGTGACGAATGTGCTGCCGCCGTAGACCACGCTGACCCATACGGAGCTAGAAGGCAGCGTTCTTTGCGTCCAAGTTACACCGTCTGTGCTTGTTGCTGCGATGCTGCTGCTACTTGCCACCGCGACAAACGTGCCGCTGCCGTAAGTCACGCTCGTCCAGTTCGCGCTCGCAGGCAAAGTTCGCTGCGTCCATGAGATGCCGTCTGTGCTTGTCGCCGCGATGCTGCCGCCGTAAGCCACCGCGACAAACGTACCGTTTCCGTAAGTGGCGGAATGCCAGTTTGAGGCTCCTTGCGAAGGCAGAGTCCGCTGAGTCCAAGTGATTCCGTCTGTGCTTGTAGCTGCGATCCTGTCGATTTGAGACACGGCAACAAACTGGCCGTTTCCGTAAACAACGCTTTGCCACGTTGTGCTTGCTGGCAGAGTCCTCTGCGTCCAAGTGAGTCCGTCTGTGCTTGTGGCCGCGATTGCGCTACTCGTCGCTACCGCAACAAAAGTTCCGTTACCGTAGGCGACAGAAGACCAGTACGCGGTCGCTGGCAGTGTTCGTTGCGTCCACGTGACGCCGTCTGCGCTTGTCGCTGCGACTGCATAGCTACCCGCTATGGCAACAAACAGTCCGTTTCCATAGGTGACCGCATTCCACAGCAGGCTCCCGGGCAGCGTCCGCTGCGTCCATGTGATGCCGTCTGTGCTTGTCGTTGCGATGCTGCTGTTAAGAGCCACAGCGACGAACGTGCCGTTGCCGTATGCAACACTTGTACACAGTGTATTTGCAGGCAGCGTCCTCTGAATCGCAGCGAAACCCGCCGAATCGCTCTTCTGCCACTGATAACTCAACGTGCCGCTCGGCTCCGCAATCGCAGTCACGCCGAAGTTCGCCGCACCGCTGCTTGCCGTCTGACTTGTCGGCGGCGACGTGATCGTGATCGACCGCGAAAGTCCGCTAGTGCCGTAAAACCACCCGCCGTCGATGTCGTCGTCTGCGCCGAGACCACCAGCCGCAGTCCACTGCCCGTCACCTCGCAGAAACGTCGATGCTGACGCGGTGCCAGACGTGCCAAGCTGGGCTACCGTAATTACGCCAGTGCGACCCGAGACGCTCTGCACTGGTGCCGCCGCTGCGGCGCGAGCGTTTGTAAAGTAGAGGTTTGTGCTCCCCTCGGTCACGCTGTCTGTCGAGCCGGGGGAGGGCGAAATCTCGATGAACGTCGAGCCAGACCACCTGTAGATTTTGTTGATGTTCGTGCCGGTGGACACGACGTAAATCTTGCCGACTTCGCCGGATGACGGCAAAGTTCCGCCGACATCGACGACATCATCGACATAGCTTGGTAGAACGCTACTGGGTATGAGATTATTTACGAGAGTGACGTAGTTACCACTCGCCTGCTTGGAATCCAGCGCCGCCTGGAGCCCCGTCACGTCGCTCAGTGCGTGCGAGTGGGCCGAAGGTGCGAATGTGCTTGGTACGCCGGTCAGCGACGAGTATGCAATCGACGGCACGGCGTGAACGTGGTCAGCACGGGCGGCTGCGAGTGCGGTGCCCGCCGACGCTGTGCCGAGAGCCGATGGCGTGGCGTCCGACAGCGAAGCACCGCCGCCAGAGCCAGTCGGACCAGTGACTGTCGACGCAGGGCCAGTCGGCCCGGTGATTGATTGCCCTGCTGCTCCGGTTGGGCCGGTCACAGTGCTCGCGGCGCCGGTCGGCCCCGTGGCGCTCGCCCCGGCAGGTCCCGTTGCGCTCGCCCCTGTCGGGCCGGCGCTGCCGGTCGGTCCAGTAGCTCCAACTCCTGTCGACCCTGTGACACCAGCAGGACCAGTCGCTCCGGTGGGACCCTGCTGGCCGCTCTGCAACAGCAGGCCGCTGCCCCACGAGTTGCTTGCCTTCGGCCCGTAGAGCTTTCCAGCACTGAAATCGATGTAGTAGTCGCCGCTGCGGCCCAGGCCAGTGGAAGGCCCTGTCGATCCGCTGTAGATGAACCGGCCATCAACGCCTGCTGCACCAGTCGGCCCCGTTGTGCCAGCCAGCGGTGACCACGACGATCCGTCCCACGTCAGCACTTGGCCGCTTGTCGGGCCGGTGGCAGCCACGACGCGGCCCTGCAGCTGCGTCGCGTTGCCACTCGTCGGTGATTGAATGCTGAAGTACGGCATTAGGGCACCAGCTGCGTGTGAATCTTGCGGATCTTCTGCTGACGGTCGGCCCACACCCACGCGTTGCCGCTGAACGGTGCGAACACCTCGTATACGGTGCCGTCGGGATCAATCACGCGGTCGCCCTTCTTTGGCACGGCCGACAGATAGTCGGTCGAGATGAAGAAGTCGCGGCTCTCAATGCGAGTCAGAGCGCCCGCCTGGTCCATTGCTTCGTGACGCGTCATGCCAACCATCGCAGGAAAGGACAGCGGCACGAGCGAGCCGAGCCCCTTGTATTCCACCTGCACGGAAAGATGCTTGTCGGCCTGTTGCCGGAAATATGCCGCGCCCTGCGAGATGAGATCCTGCATGACTGCGTATTACCGGGGAGAGGTCGAACTCCAAATAGAGCCACCGAGGCCGTGCGGCCGGCATGATTGCCGAGCCGCACGGCCCCTAGAGCGAACCGGGCAGGATCACGAACCGGGGAACAGGTTCACGCGGACCGACGTGTCGGTCGTCGCGGCGGCGGCGATCGTGTAGCCGGCCTGAACACCGGTCACGCCGGTCACGGCGGCACCGCTGTACCAGTACACCTTGCTGCCAGCCGCGTAGTCCGTACCCGCTCCGGTCGGCTTGGGCAAGTAAAACACGCCCTCAATCGCAACCGCGCCAAGAGTGTTCGCCGCGATCGGCCGCGGAGCGACCGTCACCAGCTTGCCGATCTGCACCACGTCGCCAGCCGCCACAGCGCCGGTCGGCGTGTGGTCGATCAGGTCACCGTCCTGATAGTAAGCACCCATCTTGATCACCCACTTTCTAAAAACGAGGAATGTTTGTTGAAGATCATCCCGCCGGCCGGGCTTGGGCGCACCGGCCGGCGGGCACAGTTGTCACGTCAGCTGTCAGGCCGTGGCCATGCGGAGGCAGGAAAGCGGCTCGGCCTTCACGACACCGAAATCCATGAACCCGCGGAGGGCCACGCCTAAGATCTGTGCATCGACCTGCACCTGCTCGATCGTCGGCACCTGCTGGCCGTTCAAGAACACAATGTCGAGCGCGGGCAGATCGGCCGCATCGGCCATCAACCACCAGGTCGAAGACGACGTCAGGTAGTTGCTGGTGACGATCTTGTACCGACCCGCAAAAGCGTTCGCCGACGGCTCAACCGACTTGCTGGACGTGCTGCCCAGCGAGCCGACGATGAGGGCCGACTGCGTCATCAGCTGCACGGCCTTCGGCTCAAGCTCCGGCGGCACAAGCAGCATCCGCGGCGCGATGGCCAGCGGGTTGCCGTCCGGGTCGTTGAGCCGACGATAGGCCGTAACGGCCGATTCCAGCGACGAGTAGGACAGCGCGTTACCAGCAGCGGCAGTAACCGACTGGAAGTAGGTCGCGTTGTCCGTTTGGAAGGCCGACCATATGGAGTCGTTCATGGCCAAAGAGGCCCCGCGACCCATCCTGGCAGGCACCATCGACAACGCGTTGAGGTCGTCGTTGATGATGTCTTGCCTCGTCAACTGGGTCGTGATGCCCCACGTCGAAGCGTTTACGGAACGCTTGTAGTCGTTCACGGCGGCGACTTTGAGTTCGCCGGCGTTGCCAACGGGCTGGAATTTCAGCGATCCGTTCAACCTCATCAAGTTGATGGCCTTGAAATCGCTCACGCTGCGAATCGCCGCGATGTTCTCCCACGACCGCTCGACGGCCATGAATCCCTGCAGCAGGAACTTGTTGACCAGGGCGGCGAGCAGGTTGCTGATGTCATGCGTAGCGAAACTGGCCTGCAGCATCGGCATCACGCTGGACTGCGTGATCCTTTCTCCGCCGGTGTAGCCGTTGGCCTTGGCGGCCTTCAGCAGCACCTGCGAGATCGACACGTCGCGGCTCACCTTGTCAGCGGCCTCGAGCGTGCGAGCGTCAAAGCTCTTGTCGATGTTGGCGAGACCGGCCTGCTTGCACAGGGCAGCCTCCACGACCTTCTGCGAATCAACGGGCTCGGCCACATGGATCGCCGGCGTCGGGGCACGGAAGCTGCGGAGCTCGGCGAGCAGGTCGGCCTTCACGGCCGCCTTGAGTTCCTCGATCATGTTCACGTTCTCCTGGGGCGCGGGGTTGGCCGCGGCTTCGATCTTCGGCTCCACGGCGACGCTCGCCGGGGCTTCCGCCGAGACCTTCGTCTCGTCGGGCGTCTGGTTGGCGTGATCCGCCATAGAGACCTCCTCGTAAGCCGCTTCAGCGGCGATTGCAGCACTGGTGCGGCCGTCCGCACCCATCAGAACAATCGAAGTTTCGCGAAGTGCGGAACCCCGAACGATTGAGACAGGCCCGGCGAAATCGCGGTTGTTCACCGCGACACGTTCGCCGGCCTGGATGTTTTCGATGCGGCCGACGTCTGCTCCGACGCTGGCCTGGAACTTCATGCCGCGGCGGGCGAGCTCAAGCACCTGCTGCGTGGTCTGGCTTACGCCGATGATCACGCCCTCAACGATCAGCTGCGAACCGTCGCTCGACACGCTCGTCGCTTGGCCGATCACGTTTTCGAGCGACGCCTCGTGCCCGAAGAGGATCGGGATCGACTGGTTGGAGACGTCCATGCCAGCGAGGTCAAGCACTAGGGCGTTGCGGCTCCACGCCTGCCGGATTGGCGCGCCGGTGTAGGCCACCAGCCGGAAAGACGGCTGCGTGGCTTCCTCCGCGGCGGCAGTCACGGTGAAGTCGGCCGCCAGCGACAACTGCATGTGCTGCGGCTGCGACGCCTTCAGAAACTTCTCGTGTTTTGCTTTCTTGCTGCTCATAAGAACTCCACTAGCTGCAGTTCGTCGGCCTCGTCTTCGAACACATCCTCGAAGTCCCACACTTGGCAGTCCTCCGATTAGTCACACTCACGCCTCTTGGTTTGGATCGTTGTTGCCGCCGTAATTCACTTCGGGCTCAAGGTCAACGAACAGACCGAGCTCCTTCATCACGGCAATCTCTTGAGCACGCTGTGCGATCTCTTGACGCCAGTCCTTGCCCTTCTTCTGGTATTCAGCTGCGAGCGTCGTCGTGTGGGTGCGAAGGGCAGTCTCCAACGCATTGGCTTCCTTGGACGGGTCAACGTGCTCAAACCCATCCCACGTCCACGACCAGGTCCATTGGCTGACCGGCGGGAGACCATTCGGGATGAGCTTCGGCACCAGGGCGGCCTCGTCGAGCCACGCCCCGAGCAGACGGTCGAGCACGTGTCGCTCGAGATCCGCACGAAGCGTTGCGATAGCCTTGCGGTAGACGAGATAATCGCCACGCATGCTTGAGTAGCTTGCGGCGCTACTGTCCATAGCTGCAACGATATAGGGCATGTCCAGCGCCCTCGCGATCTGATTGATCAGTCGCTTCTCAAACTCGCCGTAGGTCGTCGTTGGATGCTCAGGCTTAAGCTGCGTCGCATCCCACTGGTCGGGCAGCGACATGATCGTGCCGCGGACAATCGGCATGGTCTCCCACGCTGGCATTTCAGCCCCGCCGCCGTCGGCGCCCGGGGTGTTCGTGTGAATGAGCGCCGCGAAGTCTGCAGCCGTCTCGGCGGCCGTCACCGTGGCCAGCGTGTAACGCCTGAGCATCGCGAAGAGCTCAAGGGCCGGCACGAACTCGCCGACGCCTCGGTGCTGGCCGGGTCGAACTTTGTGTGCCCAATGCAGGACGCGATCGGCCGGCACCCAGTCGCCGAGGTTGCTAGACCACGTCAGCGACCCAGGGTGATGCCGCATCACGTGCCACTCAACCACGTTGCCTGCGTCGTCGAGACGCAGGCCGTCGATGGCACCGAGCTCAAGGATCCACGTCGGGTTGGCGACCTGGTCCGCCTCAATGAGCTTGATGTCCAGCTGCACGCCGTCAAGCATCTGGTTGGTCTGCATCACGGCGAACGCTTCGCCGTCGGTCGCCCTCGCACGCCGCATGATCCGCAGCTTGCCCGGGAGGTCGATCGCGTTCATCCAATCTTCGACGGCACGCTCGACGCGCTTCAGTTTGTCGTCGTCGGCATCCTTGACGTCCAGCTGCAGCCGCGGGCCGGTGCCGATCATGTCGCTGGCGAGCGTGGAGAGCATGCCTGCGAGGTAGGAGTTGTTGGCGGCCTCATAGCGGCTGCGGACGCGAAGCGTGCGGCGAATGCCGGGGTGGAGTGCCGCGTCGGCCGACAGCCAGTCAGCTTGTGCCCAGTGCCGCTGGTTCAGCGGCGTGGTCTGTGCAGCGTCATACCGAGCCCGCACCGGCTCAGGTGCCGCTTTCTTCGCGCCAGAGAACCAACCGAAAATGCTCACGGCGACGGATACCCCGGGAGGCCATCCACACCTGGCGGTGGATAGATCGCTGCTGCGGTTGCGGGATCTGCGTTGCCGTTGGCATTTGGGCTCATGACCTGAGCAAACCGCAAAGCCCGGAAGGGCGAGCGACTCACGGCCGCCATCTGCATCGCGAACTTGGCCGCCATCACTTGCTTGTCGAGGTCATGCTGCTCGACTTCGCCGGCGTCGGTGCGTGCACGCTGTGGCTGCGCGAGATTTGCGGCGAGAGCGGCGAGAATGTCGTCGGCGGCTGCCATTAGCACCTCTGGTAAGCGGAACCATCCGCTATCACTGAGTGTACCATTGTTCACCAATTAACCTTCAAGCAACTCGCCCGGAATCAGGGCTCTGATGCGCTCTGCGAGGGCGCGTTCTGCAGGCGTTGGCTCACCGTGCTTAAGGAGCGATCGACACATCTGGTCGATGTCCCACAGCGCGGATTTGGCGAGGCCACCCTGGACCGCAGTGTCGAATTCTGATTGCTCTTCTGGCAGCGAAAACGTGAGCGTGGCTTTGGGCATGTTGCGACTCAAGCAAGAAATGCCGCCCGGCTGGAGTTGTATTCGCGTCTCTCAGCCGGGCGGCACTGTTAGCGATCAGTTGCCGTAGCGAATAACGGCGAACCAACCGCGGCGCGACGGCGAATACGCCACGCCCTTCTCGACGATCTTGTACCGGCCGTAGAAGCAGCAGTTGCGCTCGGCAGCGTCGGGGCCGGCAGTGCTGAACCCGATCCCCTCGCGGCGGCCTCCTGCTCGGCCACAGTGCTTCAGCACACCGGTGCGGGCCATAACATCGGCGTCGTCCTGCGCGGACGAGATCGTGACGTTGCGAGCGTAGACGTTCGTGTCGGCCACGGCGGCGGACGAAAGCGTGAGGAGCAGGAGCAGAGCAAGAAAACGCATGTGGTGATGCCTTTCTGAAAAGTGGAAACCGACCTCCCAGCAGACTGCCACTCGTGTCGCATCGGCCAAATAGCGACCTACCTGCCCATCTTCTCAAGCAACGCCGCCCGGCGTGCCGCGAGATCCTCTCGAGTGATCACCTTCCGCGGTGCGGCTGCCTTCGATTCAGCGCCGACGGCTGAGATGCCTGAGAACGACGCCGCCACGGCAGCACCCACTACGCAGTCGAGCAAATGGTTGTCGCGGCCCGGGATGAGCTTCCACTCGTCGCAGGCCCGCATCTTGCTTTCCACACGCACCGGCACCTCGCTCGCGAGGTGGTCCGCGAGCATGTCGTGGCTGCCTTCGTGGAGCGTCAGCGACTGCGGATCTCCGGCCGGCAGTTTCAGACGGGCCATCAAGAACGTCTTCCAGGCGTTGGTGTCATAGAGCACGTGCCGCTGCTTGCCGATGGTGCTTGTCCGCCAGTTGGCGCCGATCCGCTCGCCGCGGTCGGGGGGTTTGTCGCTGATCGTCTGCCCGGAGGCACCCACAAATCGGCCGTGCGTGGGCAGCACCCGCGGGCCGTAGCTCGAGCGGCGTGCGAAGTCGCGGATCACGCCCTGCGTCTGTGCCCAGTTGGCGTCGATAAACAGCTGCCCGACGCGGAGCACAGCGTCGTCGTTCTCGCGGGCGAACTCTCGGTCGAGGATCTCGGCGGCCACGGCCTCGAGGCCGGCGTGGATCGCGCCCTCGACGTTGTTGCCGTGGGCACGGGACAGTGTCTTCTTGGCGTCGCGGAGCGAGAAGTAGCCGCGGCCTTGGTCGGGGTAGGTGCCGTAGCTCACGACGTGCCCGCGGAACTGGTGGCCCCACGCCACGACCGCCCAGTAGAGGAGCTCCTTCTGCACGTCCACAAAGCAGGTGAGCGTGTCGAGCCCGCGTGGCACCAGCCACCGCGGCACGTGAATCGCTCGCCCGCGGACCTCTTCGGCAGAGATGCCTGCAGACGCGGCCTCGTCGCGGATCGGCTCCTGCTGGAACTCGCTCGCGAACACGCTGGCCCCGTCGTCGAGGTATGCGTTGTACGCGTGCTGAATCGCGCTGTGTTCTCTTTCGGGGTCAAAGCACGCTGCCCACGAGACCTGGCAGCCCCCGTCCATCGCGGCACGGTTCGCGAGGTAGAAGTCGTTGGCCTCGCGGTGAGCGCGGGCCTGGTCGCCGACGAGGTCTTTGGCGAACGTCCGCCGGAGTGTCGCGTACTGTTCAAGCCACATGTCCTCGTGGCGCGTAGCCCAATGGCGCACCATCGGGATCCGCTCGCCCTGCCACGCCGGATGCTTTCCGGAGTCGAGCAGCTGATCGACCATGTCGCCGTGCTCGATCACCGTGGCGTTGACCACGCACGCCATGCTGGTCGTGTGACCAGAGAGTTTCATCACCGACTTTAGCAGAATCTCCATCCGGGCCTGGCACTGCACCGGGCTGCGGGCACTGTCTCGTGTCTGCGGATCGTCCACGATGCACACGTCGGGACGCAGCTGCCGGCCGTCGGGCGTTTTCCAGCGGAGGCCGAGGATCGATCCGGTGAGGCCGCGGCTCATGATGATCGCACCGCTCGACGGCGAGCCTTCGACCGTCGGGAGCACGAGCGTGTCTTTCTTCCACTGGATGTGCGTTCGCTTGCCGGCGTGCGTCTGCGAGTTGCACCGCTGGGCTTTGCCCTCCAGGGCACGCACCGCGTGGCACACTTCGGGAAAGTCTTCGTAGAGCAGGTCGTTGTCGGAGAGCTCAGTGCGAATGGAGTTGATCGCTTTTGCCGCGAGGTCGCTCTCGGCGGCGAAGATGGCGCCGAATGAGCGGTGACCGTAGAGCACGGCCCACAGCAGCGCGAGCTCAGAGATCGTGCTCTTGGCGAAGCCGCGGTAGACCGCGTTGACGAAGCGGCCGCCACGCGTCGAGCAGTCCTCGATGCGGCCGATCACGCGTTTGTGGTCGTCGGAGAACGGCGAGAGGCCGGTGCTGTACGGGAAGTAGGTGGTAAGAAAAAGTAGCAGGCTTTTCCCACACGCATCGCGCCGTTCGCGGTTGAGCACCGGCGGGATTTCACCGATGTCGGAGCCCTTCCGAGTGCGTTCGCGGGACCGCTCGAGGGCGGCCAGACGTGCCTTTTCGGCACCTTGACGCTTCTGGTCGGGGGGCGTTTTTGGCTGGTTTTCTTGGGTTTTTCGGCTCATGGGAGGGAGGAGTCAACGCAGAGGGGGAGTTCGAAGCCGGGCATGAGTTGTGGATGC